AGTAAGTTTGAAAGCCTAATGAAAGGTGCGCAAGGCACAATGAGTGCATTTGCTCGTGATGTCGGAAGTGCTAACATCAAGCTCAAAACCTTGATGTCCCGCATGGATGCTGTTGATGCTAAATTTGACAAGAAGTCGGCTGGCGCAGCAACTGGAAACCTACACAGAAGTATCAACAAATATATTGATGCCTTCAATCGCCTCATCAAAGAAGAACCCAAAATTGGTGGCATGATGGAGCGTGTTGGAATTAAGTCCAACCGCCTAGCCAATCGTTTGGATAATGGCACAGCTTCTTGGACTCGCTATGCTGATGCTGTGAAGCGAGCCAGAGACAAGATGAAGGAAGTCACTGCTGAGATGGAACGACGCAGAAGCGTTGCACCACCATCTGGCACGGGCGCACCTCGTGGTGGCAATGGAAATAATGGTGGCTCTGGTGGTGGTAATAGAGGTGGTGGTTCAGGTTATGGTGGTGGAAATTCTGGCGATGGTGGCTCAATGTTCTTTGGGGGAATCCCGAAGTTCTCCAAAGCCTTCGTTGGACAGATGGCTCTTGGTGGTGCGTTAGGTAGTGGTTATGCCGTCAAGGAATTGATCACAGCAGGTCGTGAAGTCCAAAAAATGGAGCAGATGCTTTTGCAGGCATCAGCTAACACACAGGACTTCAACAACAACCTAGACTTCACCAACCAATCTGCCGAAAAACTAGCAGTCAGCTTCACTGAGTTTGGCACAGCCTATTCAAAGATCCTAAACGCAACAGAACGAACCAATCTTACACAGCAACAAAAGCAGGACACTGTGTTTGGTTTCGCTAAGTACATGCGAACCATCAACCTGAATGACGCAGATCAGGCAGGTGTATTCCGTCAGCTTGGACAGATGTTCAACACTGGTAGGATTCAGCAGGACGAGATCAACTCAATGGCGGATCGCGGGATCGCACTGAATAAGTTCTTGAGGATGGCGGCGGAGAGCGTTGGAATCAGTAGTGATGCTTATACCAAGTTGCAAGAAGCTGGTAAAGCAGATCCCGTCAAACTGATTCCGATTGTAGCGAAGTTGCTATCCGAAGCAGCCGAGAAGAACGGCGCATTCGCCAAATCTCTAACAACATCTCTTGCCAAACAACAAATGTTTACGAATGAGATGAAGCGGTTTGCTGCTGTTGTCACCAAAGAGGTTGACCCATATCTGGCTCAGATGTTCTCATCCCTTGCAAAAGCTCTCAAACTTGTCACACCTATCTTTATGGGGTTAGCAAGCGTACTTGACGCTTTTGTTGCAACACTAGAGATTCTAAGCCACCTCACCCTTGTTGACTGGGGTCTTTTAATAACTGCAATGTTCCTTGCTGTCGGTGTCGGATCAACCACAGCAGCAGCAGGTGTGACATTCCTAGCAACAGCCCTCAAGTTGTTGGGCAAAGCAGCCCCAATTTTAATTCTCACAGGGCTGCTTCACGTCATGGGGCAGATCAGACAGTGGCAACGCGACATGGAAAATGATGTCATGCGTTACACATGGATTGATGAGATGGGTGCGGGAATGCAGTTGTTCTTTGCCAAAGCAGAGCTTGGGTGGTGGAACATGCGCGTCTCTATCGCACGGGTTACAGAATCCATTGAAGCCCTGTTCAATTTCGACTGGAATCGAATCAACCAAATCTGGAATGGTGGCAGCAAAGAATCTCAATCAGTTGGTATCGGCAGGACAGTGACTAATTTTGTCTATGAGGAAACTGCGAAACCATTTGTGGACTTCTTTCAAAACAGTGCGAGACTTGTTGATCGTGTACTGGGTACAACCCCAAAAGGGGCAGATCCAAATGCCGAACGACCTATCGTAGTCAACATCGACATTGATGGCAAAACTATGTCGCAGAGGGCTATGATCAGAAATGATGGAAGCCTACGTTACATTGACTCCCCATCCCCGAGAGTGAACTGATGATCTATACACTTGTTGATAGCTCAAAGAACACAATCTCTTTTGATTGTGTTACAGGGGCAACAGTAAACCGAGAAGCCACCATCACCGAGTTCCCGACAGAGCAAGGAAGCCCTGTCACTGACCATATTTTCTTTTCAAACATCAAGATCACAATCAGTGGCGTGGTGAGTGATTTCAACTTCTACAACCCACTCACCAACTCTGCTGGTAGCAATGTCTATTTTGATGTCAATGGTAACATTGTGGGCGGTCAAGCAACCCCAACAAGCAATGTCATTGCAGCAATCAAGAACATCTATAACACTCGGGATCTAATCACCGTCATCATCACAAAAGAAGATGGTGGTCAAGTGGAGTCGTTTGAGAACTGTTTGATTGGCAACATCGGCATTGATGACAAACCAGATAATGGTGATGCGACAACATTCAACTTGTCTATTCAGCAGATCAGAACGGTCACAATCCTCACTCAGAATGTTGAGAAAACTCCTGAGCTTCTAAAGACTGCCGCACAAAAACAAGCGGAAGCAAAGGCTGCGGAAGCTGCTGCATCAAAACAAACACTAGAACCAACCAAAGCTCCTGAACTGACCCAAGAACAGAAGGAAAGGCAAGGTAGGTTGGAAGTTTTGAATGCCGATACATCCGCAACCATTCTTGAGATCGAAAAAGCCAAGTCTGTATATACGGAACTCACAGGGAATAAAACACAATGACCTTAAGAGTGAACCTACTGCCCTACCAACCCCTACCCAACTACTCACAAACAATCAGCATTGATGGTTATCAATATGAGTTTGTGTTTCGTTGGAACAGGCGTACACAATGTCATTTCTTTAGTGTCAGGAACAACAGTGGTGTAATCATCCCCAACCAAGCATTGCTTGTTGGTGAGAAGATGTATGCCCACAATCTTCCCTCTAACACTTCTTGGTTCTTATTCCTCGTAGGGGGCGACATCCCTTTCCTTGACAAACCTAGCGATTATACGTTAGCAGCAATGGTGTTTGAAGATGGCTGACATAAACCAAACAGGTGGCAGCACCACAATCGAAGCTCAGCGAAGGATTAGGCCACCAAAATCCTTCATTCGTCAGATTCAGCTATCATTCAGAAACAGAGCTGGTAACATTTCTAAGATTCTTGATAATGGCGACTTGGAGAGCAACAGGGACACCCTCGTGTTTATCAATGGGAAGGGGGACAGTGGAAGCCTCCCCACCTTTGAACAAGGAGCGTTCACAGATACTGGTGATCAACTCAGGGTTGAGTTTGAGTTTAACAAAGCTCTTGACCACTCAGAAGATAGTGACACTGGTGAGATCACCATTTACGGCCTGTCCTCTGAAACAGCAGAAACCATTGGTGGTGTATTCACTACAGTTACTTGTCGTGTCGGCTATCGGGACGAACGAAACATTACAGCACTATTTACCGCCGACATTGTTGACTCCAAATATGAGAAAACAAAGGGTGGCACAGTCACGACTCTGAAAGTTAGCAGTAATGTTAATGACCTATTTCAAGGAAGTAGGGTGTCTATTGAAGTGCCTGCAATACCAGACCCTCCGATTGAATCAAAAGACATCCCCGTCCAGATTGAAAACATCCCATCGGAACGAGCGATCAAGGCTATCTTGGATGCGGTCGTACCTAAAGATGGGGTCATTGACATTACACCAACGGCTCTTGCGATCATGAGGGAAAAGTATGGCGGTCGCCCCTACTCGTTCATGGGGACGCTAAAAGACTGTCTTGATGATTTGTTCAGGTCGGTAGGTGTATCTTATCGCGTCACACAAACAGACGGAGCTTCGCTCTTTCAGATCTTTAGTCACCTTGACTTGCCAAAAACGGGAAATGGTGCAGCAATCATAATCAATGAGTCCACAGGATTGATTGGACTACCCTACCTTCGATCAGACACCATTTCAAAGTCTGTCAATGAAGAAACTGAAAGCAACGAAGCTGCATTGCAGTCCACACCAAAGTTTCGCAAAGATGGGACACCAAAAGAAGCCAAGAAATATAGCGCAAGACGTTATGGCGTTGGCTTCTCAGCCTTGCTGAACCCAGCCGTTGAACCTCAGACAGTTGTCAAGATTGAGACCAAAGACGGAACAACAGACGGTTTGTATCGCGTAAGGAATGTCAAGTTCAAAGGCGACAACTTTGGAAATGACTTTACAATGGAAGTGCAGTGCGAAAACTCAGACAAAAGGATATAGCATGACATCGTTAGAAAACATCTTGACAAACTACTTAGAAAGCTACATGCAAGATGTTTACACATGTATGCCAGCTATTGTTCTGAACGTCAAAGATATGGGACAACTGAGGGTGGATGTTAAGCCCCTAGTCAACCATCGTTACAAGGATGGTATCACTACAGAATACCCCACTTTATCTAATGTCCCCTTGGTGATGCCCTGCTCCCTCTCGGCGGGTGTCACGTTTCCTATAAATCAAGGGGACACAGTTTTACTGTTGTGCAGTCAAAAGGACTTGACTTTCTTCAAAGAAGGGGCTGATAGGCCACATGAGCCGAACACAAGACGTTGGAACAACCTCAATGACTTTGTTGCTGTTGCTGGATTATTTCCATTTGTCAAGAGTCCAAATAGGGTTGCTGCACACAAACTACCACACTCAACAGATGATGTAGTGGTGTATCAAAATCTTGGAAAAGAGAATGAATGTGAGGTGAGACTTAGGAAAGACGGCAGCATCAAAGTGAAAGGTAAGCGAATTGACCTTGACGCACAGGATGGTGTATTCATCAATGGTCTGGCCTTTGGACAACACGCTCACCAATACACCGATGATGGTGTGCCAAATCAAACACAACCACCCACAGGGGCTATCTAATGGATATTCGTTTAAGCAGCCTGTTGGATGGCTCTGGTTTCACTGTAACAGACACACTGCAAGAGAAGGTTGCGCAGCGTCTATTTGTTAGGTTTAACACACACGTCAATACATGGATGCTCAACCTTGATTACGGGGTTGATTGGTTTGGTAGTGTGTTTGGTAAGGGTAGAAGCAAGAGTGCTGTTGATGCATTGCTAACCCAAACAATCCTAGCAGAACCATATGTCACATCCCTATCTTCGTTCTCAAGCAAGCTGGTTGGTAGAACATACTCACTGACATTCTCAGTGAGGGTGATTAGCTCTGTTGCAACAGAACCTGTTGTGTTCACCTTGTTGCTGAATGAGGATGGTGTACAACTTACAAACGAAGATAGCATCCCACTAGCTGTATAACGAGAGGAACAAATGGCAACATTAACAGAACGTGGATTGCAGATTGACAATCTACCTGAGCTTCTGAATAAAGCTCGAACACGAATCCGAAGCAGCTTTGCAGACATCATTCCGATTGGTCAAACACTAGACCTTGATGACAGCAGTTTGATCATGCGCCTGACAGCACCATTGCTGGAACTGATCCTCAATCAAGATGAAGCCTTACAGCAAGTGTATCAAAACCTTGACTTAGATCAGGCAACAGGAATCTACTTAGACAAACTGGTTGGGTTTGGTGGGTTGAGTCGCCTACAACCAACACCAGCAGAAGCCCTGCTTATGCTTTATGGTGAGGTTGGCACAACTGTTGCTACAGCAGCCAACGTAGGCTCTAGCGTAACTAATGATGTATTTCGCACACAAGATGCTGTGACATTCTCCACAACAGCAGCAAATGGTGTTGAGTATGAATTTCCTTCGATTGGCTCTCCACATGTTGTTGAGTTTATCTGGGCAATCACAAATGACCCCAACACTAACGTCCCTGTCTATGTGAATATCACAGCGGGCATGACACAGCTTCAAGCAGCTACAGCAGTTGCCCAAGCAATCAATATTACCACTGTTCGCCTATTGGCATCTGTCACCAATGACAACCTACTCAAAGTTGTTGTGGTTGATCAGAATGACACAGCAACATTCACAGCAACAAACATGGATGCTGTCAACAGCTACATGCCTGTTCGTGGCGTGATGGTTGTGAGTGGTCAGACAAGGAATGATCGGAACACCCTCACTGTGATTCAGACAGGCACACTTGGTTGGCTTGGCGTAACCAACCCATTTGATGCAACAGAAGGTACATTTGTTGAAACAGATGCCCAATTACGAGATCGTTTCCGCAAGGTCAAGGGCTTAGAGAATGACGGCAGTCTAGCAGCAATGGTGAATGCTATCACAGCAATCTCTGGTGTTCGTTACATCAATATCAAACAGAACAAACTGAACGTGGATGCTGGTGGTATCCCCGCACATGGTATTGGTGTTGTTGTATTGGGTGGAGATGAGGATGCAATTGCCCAAGCAATCTTTGCCAATCTGCCGCTTGGCATCAATACGGGTGGTGATGAAACAAGGTTTCCACTAGACATCAATGGCAATCCCAACGAAATTAAGTTTAGTCGTCCGTCATTTGTTCCAATCAAAGTGAATATGACCCTGACGATTGATAGCACATTCCCTGACAATGGTGCTGCTCAGATTCGACAAGCCATTGTTGACTTCTTCTCTGGTTTACAAGTGGGTGATGACATTCTGTATAGCAGGTTGTTCAGCCCAATCAACACTGTTCGTGGCTTTAGTGTCAACACATTGTCAATTGGCAAGGTGGGTGGCAGCTTCGACACAAGCAATATCACCATCGCATTCAATGAGCTTGCAACCATCAGCGAAAGCGACATCACGTTCGGCACAGTGTAGGAAGGGCTATGGAAATCTTAGACTACAAAGCCCTTGTTCGTAGCAGGTATACAGACCTCGTGAGAGGTTATCCTGCCTACGTCGCATATGTTGAAGCCATATGTGATTTGCTTGAAGCCAAGCAATTAGAAGCTCTATCATTCCTAGACGGCCTGATGGATATTGACCAAAGCGTTGGCGTTCAGCTTGACATTATTGGCAAGATTGTTGGGCAAGATCGCAACCTTGTTCTGTTCACAGCAGAGCCATTCTTCGGCTTTGAGGGCGGTAGGGAAGCTCAGGCATTTGATGTTGGCACATGGCGATCAATCCTGTCCCCGCAAGGTGGAACAAACAGGAAGCTCAATGATGATGAATACAGAGTCATCCTGAAAGCTCGCATTGCTGCCAACAAAAGCCGAACAACAATCAATGACACACTAGAGGTCATTAACATCCTTGCTGGAAACACAACAACAAGGATTGTCAATGGTGAGATCAGCGGTAACGCAACAATTGTTGTGACAGAGCCTAACGGGATGTTGGGGTATTTTCTCACACAGCTAGACAAAACAGACAGCCTAATTCCGACACCACTTGGTGTAAAAGTTAAAGTAGCAGAGGTGGCCTAATGGCTAAGTATACAAAACCAGATATGCGTG